GGTCAACGACATCTATTTGCCTCCGTACTTTTTCACATCGTCGTCAGAGAGTCCGAGGCCCTTAAACACGACCTCTTCGTTCTCCGAGTGGCCAGAGGCACCTGATGCCGATACCGGTTTTGCACCGTTGACCTCGGGAGCGTTTTCTCCGAGATCGGGCTTCGAGGCTCCGCGTGCGGTCGCAGCGGCGAGGATCGGGGCGACCTCGGCATATTCCTTTCCGTTGGCGACCGCCTCATTTACGGCTTTGTCGCCCTCGGCATTGATGCCGACGAACGCCATGAGTTGTTCGCGGCGAGTGCGTTCGGCCTTGACCCCCTCATCGAAAGCGGCTTTGTACGTTTCGGGGGATTCGGCTTTGAGAGTTACGAGATCCATATGGACCTCCTTTTTATCTATTTTGGCCGAATTCGCGGCCAGACCGCCGACGGCGGAATTATGCTCTTCTGGATTGTCCCGATTTTTTCGGGATATGTCAACGCCCTGGATGCTATCAATCATCCCGGCGGCGAGGGCTTTCGACGCGATCACGAGGCCGCCATGCCCAAATTCTTCCCGCACTTTTTCAGGCGTAACGCCACGGCCGGAAGCCACGCGGGAGACAAAAACCTCGTGGATCGCGTTTAACTCTCCGATGATTTTATCCCTGCCCTCTGGCGTCGCGGTGTCCGGGCGCTTATCGGGCGCGTCGGTTGAGGTATAGACGCGATGAGCCACGCCCTCGCGGGATAGTTTTTCATCCTCGTCGTACTCTTCGGCGGCGACGCCGATGGAACCGACGCGGGAAATAGGAGAGAGCGCGTCCATCTTATCGGCCTGCGATCCAAGCCAATACGCGGCGCTCGCGGCCATATCGCCGACGCGGGCAAGCGTCGATTTTTTGGCACCAGCAATAGCCTGGGCCGCCTCGTCAACGCCGGATACATAGCCTCCAGGTGAGTCGATATCGTAAATCAGCGATTTTACGGCGGGGTCATTGTCGGCTGCTTTCGTCGCTTCGATGATATAGCCGTATTCGGTAAGGGCCTGGGCGGTATACGCTCCGCAAGCGTCGGTCTGCGCGGCAGGCGTCAGCTCCCCGACGATGGGAATATGGGCGGCACCATCGGCGTCGATGATGTATGACTTTGCGATCTCTTCGGCGTTTTTCGGCGTAAGTAAAATACGTGTACTCGCCATAAGGTCTTGACGCGCGGCACGCATGGCGTCGGCCGATCCAAGCTCCCGAGCATAGGCGAAAAGCTCCTTGCGGTCAGCGAGGAGCCTAGAGATATAGCCAGATTCGGCTGCGTAAATTCTCACGTTTTACCCCCTGCGGCTCCCACCTCGATCTTTTTTTTGATCGCCTGGATTATGGTCTCATAGCCGATTTGCGAAAGCGAAAGCGCCGTGATGCCGTACGTCACCCAAGAAGGCAAAAGCGAATAAGCCGCGCCAAGCCCGATGCAAAGCGCAGGCTGGAGGATCGCCCATACGAGGCCGGAAGCTTTAGGCAGGTATCCCTTGAGATACTGGATCACACCGATAACGCCGAAGGCTACGAGCGCGATCTGTTGCCAGTCTATTTTGTCCATGATATCCGCCTCATGTCTTATCCGTTATATCGGGCGCAAGGAAGTAAATTCCGAGCGCTCCGCATACCGCCATCGTCACACTGACGACGATACCCAACCATTCCGGGGTAGCGGTAAAACTGACAAGGCACACGCCGGCTACGATAGATACGGCGCCCGATATGATAAGGCCAAGGCCTTTCTTTTTTCTTGATGTCATCGTTTGCTCCTTTTTACGATTCGCTTCGATACGAGTTTTCCAAGCCGTACCGTCTGCGATTTTCCTAGCGGATCATAGGCAACTTTTCCTTTTCCGTCGCCTACAACAAAATGAGATAGGGTAGCGCCCGTGATCACGCGCTCAAAACGCAAAATCTCAAGCTCGCCATCGGTCGGCATATAATCGGCGAGTTCATGCCGTACCTTCCACTCGCCGCCGACCGCCAATTTTAAGAGCGCGGATGGGTCGTTGATGTAGCAGTCCTTGTCCATGATTGGCTTAGTTCCGGCGCGTGCCGCCGTTGCCGATTCATACATTTCTAAAGCCTGTGATTCAAAGCCGACGAGGCGAAGCAGGCTGAAATAATAACAGCCTTTTTCTCCGATGGTTTTTGCTATAGCCTGTAACATTATGCGCAATCCTTTACGAGGAGCGGAATTTTTGCCGCGGCATCCTTAAATTCCGTATAGCCGTTTTGAGCGTCGATCACGACAGAGAGTGCGTCGTCAACGTTGCCGTTGATTTTCCCTTTTTGCGCTTCCAGGAGCGCCCGAAGTGCCTGGAGAATTGGCCCCTGATTTTCAACGAGCATGTTCACGGCGGGAACAATACAGCGGATGCGGGTCTCGGTTTCGCGGAGTTCCCGCTCCACGGGCGTCTCGACTTTTACGCGCTGACCTATATATTTCTTGACTGATGCAATAATAATTCCAACAATTCCCGCAACGACCGCACCGATGACCATGTGCAATATCGTGTTAGTTTCCATTTTCGTCATCCTCTTTGTCTACTTTTTGTGTATCGTTTTTCTGACTGTTGGGCATATCTAAACTTTTATCTTCCGGCGCTACCGTCCCGGTCTCGACCTTTGGCAATACCTCGGCCTCTCGCGATAACTGGGCGGCATTGTCCCAAAAATCTGAGCCGTTGTATTTGAGAGCTACCGCCTCGTGCGTCGTCGCGCCTTGGTCAATACGTACACCGTCGGCGTTCGCCTCTTTGAGCGGGTCAATACTCGGCATGGACTGGCCTACCCATACAGCGGCAAGCCAAGCGCGGCGAAGTATGGGGCTATCATAACCTGGCGCCTTGATCCTACCGGTGCTTATCTCCTCAGAAAACCACGCCTCATAGACGGGGTTCAAAAACTGCGATACGGTCGCCGATCGGCAGTTCTCGATGAACATCCACCACAAAATGAGGCTGGCGCGGGAAGCGGAATAATTTTGATTGAATGTCTCCTCAAGCACTTCGATGGGGATGGAGAGCGCGGCGGAAACCTGCTTTATTATCGCCCTAGTAAACGCCTCGAAATTGAGATTTGGGCGTTTGGTATCAAACGATTTTACATCTTCTCCGGCTTTAAGGGTCTGGATGATGATGCCGGTTTTGTCGATCTTGCCCTCTTTGGGTTCAGGCGTTCCGGTTGTATTCGATGCGGGGGCGGTTGAATTTCTGGCGACAATCCCGGTCAATGCGTGAGACGCGGGCGCGGTCGGCGAGGGGAGAATATACGCCGCTATGGTCGCGTTGACCACGGCGGCCTCAATTTCGGCGAGTTCGTAGTCGGTGAGTTTTTCCAGTTCGTGGACGACCGGGGCCAGGGGACCTACGCCTCGGGTCTGGTTCGGAATATCCGTCATGCGGGGATAGACGAGAAAGCGGCGCTTCATCCCCATCGACGGGATTCGGGTAAATTTACTTGTCGAATCGTCAAGCGCATAAATCGCTACCGTCTCGCCGGTTGCCGATACCTCGACGCCATCATAGATTTTATTGCCGCGATCTTTTGCGGCTCTTGTAAAATTATTGTCGGGGTCCTGTATTGCGTCGGCCTCTAAAAACTGCATGGCGAGCGGCGACATCCGCGATGAGTCGCCGGAGTAGCGTAAGACGATCGGCGTCTCGCCATCGCGGAGGCGGGACAAAAATTCAAAGCGCTGGAGTTCGCCGAAAGACCGGCGTCCCTCGGAGTCCGGCTCGTGCGAATTTGCCCATAGCCAAAAGCGGATATTGACATCGCGCTGCCATTTCTGGCGCTCTTCCGGCGTTCTATTGGGGTCCACAAGATCCCATGCGGGTTGAGCAACGAGGGAAAGCCCTGTCCCCACCGCGTTGTCGACGAGACGGTTGATCGCGGCGCGGGCGATTGTGCTTTCCCAGTACGCTTTCCTCGATCGTGCCCTGGTCGCCGTCGGGTCCATATAGTAGCGGGAGTCGTAAAAAGAGCGAAGCATTCCGCGCATCTTTTGGCCATCAAAACGAAAACCGCTTGACGAGTTCCATTGACGCTCGGCTTTTGGGATAAGGGCGTTAACTATCGCGGCTCTAAATTTTGTCATGGGTTCCTCGAGTATGATAGCGCCATGATGCCGCCGCCGTTTTGCTCATCGTCGAGCGCGGCCTCGTATTCGGACTGGAGTATGTTGATGGTCTGTGTTAGGAGATTTAAATCGGCGCGGCGCACCCTTTGGCTGCCCTGGCCGGTGTCGATGGTATATTCCTGGGCCTTCATCGCTTTGCGGCGAGAGGCTACGGCCTCGTCGAGATCGATCTTTATATCTACGCTTGATCGTGCCATTAAAACAAGTTTCGCACACACCGCGCTAAACGTCAATAGATTTTGTAAATAATTATATTGAGTTCATGTATTGCCAAAAATCAGCCCAGGATACCGCGCCGTGCTCGTCGACCGGGGCTACTTCTGAGGCGACAATATAAAGCGCAGCGAGGGCATAGACCCGGCAGTCAAGCGCCTCGTTGCGTCGGCCTTCCGGCTTTTTCCACACGTAGCGCATCTGCCCGGTGCGGGTCCGCTCCGGTACCCGAGACTCCGCGACGAGCATACGGAAATATGACTCAGGCCTGTCGCCAGGAAAGTGGCAATAGCCCACCGGGACAAGTCCTGAGTCAGGAATCGATTTCGCAATGGACTGATAAATCTCCATCTTGAGGACATCGGTATAAATATCGGCACGGCGGCA